TTCATGTTGATACCCTTGGTCGGTCCGCCCGCGGCATCCATTTGTTTAAGTTGCCCATTCGGGCCAGGCTGCACCCAGCCAAGTTGCGGATGCTCAAACGCATCGCCGTACCGCTCATTTTTGTCCGGCTTCAATCCATAAGCTGACTTCGTAGCCGTACCCTCATCAATACCCAGGCCAACCATCTCGTTGCGCTTACGGTATGCCTCGGATTGCTTGGGGCTGTCACCACGCAAGGCCGCCAGCATCTTAGACGCCATTTGCTGGCCCTCTGGCGACCGAAATGCATTGCGCATCATCCGAATGCCTTGAACGTGATTCACAAGATTTTCGACGGGTGTTTCTAGTACCTCGTCATCGCCTTCGGTCCCGCGCCCCTTGGTCATGGGCTGAAACCTTTCGGTGTTATCGTCGCCGGTCACGCCAAGATCAAAGGTTACGTGCCCTTCTTGCTTTCCGGGATACATGCCTGCAATGCGCTTCTTACCGCCTTCGCCACGATTGACGCGACCACCAAAAAGCACGTTCATTGAATAGATTGCCTCGGGGTCATTGGCGTCCATCGGGTCGTTGGGGTCGATAACCTTTTGGGCGTTCTCAATGGCCGCGTCAGATTCAGGATCAAACGCCGGCCAGTATTGAGAGTTCTCTTTCAGAAATTTCATTTCTTCATCATTGGGCATAATACCCTGAGCGCCCTTGCCCAGAATAAACTCTGCCTGGCGCTGGCCTTGAGTGCGTTCAGCTTCTTGCATCTGCATCCCAAACTGCTCTTCGCGCATCTCCATACTGCGATCAGCCCGTTCATCGGCTTTGCCTTGCCGTTCCTGCTGATTCTGCCGTGCATAATATTGATCGGCCAGGCCGAAGCCTTGACCAAATCCCGATGCTAAACCGCGAGTGTCGAGTGCCATGATGATTCCTTAAAAAATGGATGAAGCGAGAAGGCCAATACCGGCACCGATGGCCATGCCCATAGGGCCGCCTATTGCCCCCGCAGAAGCGCCCGCCGCCATGCCACCCATCGCAGCACCCATGCCCACGGCCTGCATCTTCTGACCACGTTCTGCGGCTTTCATGGCCTCATTCGCCCGTTTCTGTTGCGCCTGCTGACCGGCCAGATCACCCAGTCCCTGCATGGCGTCCGATTCCATATCACGGCGTAATCCAAGAAGTCCGTAGCTCATGAGTTCATCACTCTATCAGGTATGTTGGATAGCCCCATGCCACCGGCCAGAATGCTTTGCTGGCGATCCTGTGCGGATATGCGGGCCTCGTTGCCGGCGCTGGCTGTGGCGGCTGTGCGGCCTACTGAGGCGATTCTGTCTTGCGCCTGCTGCTGCGCCGGGTTCAGGGAGATGCCGAACTTCTCACGACTCTGGTTATTGATGGTCGCGGCGGAGTCGAAAGCCAGGCCCACAGATTGCTTGGCCTGCATAGATGCGTCAGCGGCGGCGTTCGGGTCAGTGGCCTCGCCAGCCAGGGTTTTAACGTAAGGAGCAAATCGTTTCTTCCAGTCGTCCCACTGAGCACGGTTGAGCTGTCCCAGTAACTGGGATGCGCCCTGGTCGCCCTGAAAGGCTTGGTTTGGATCGAGGCGGCCAGGCTCTAGGGGGTTTATTTTGGCGTTTAGGTCGTACATTAAATCCCCAATCATACGGTTACCCCTTCATCAAAGTTTGTAGAAGCCGCCAGAAGCGTTGCCCAAGTTGAATTGATTCGGCGATGTGTCGAACTGCGTGTTCATGCCGTACTGAGTGGCGTCCGGTGCCGGAGCCGACGGCTGCATGCCGTAACGAGTGCCTGCGCCAGCCACGGTGCCCAGCAACTGCAGATTGGCAGATCGGCGATTGAACGCATTCTGCGCGTTACCAATGGCGTTGTTGGACGACTCTTGCGCAAGGCGTGACAGTCCGGCCTGAGCTTGCCCTGCCTGCCCCTGGCCAATGGCCGTGATGTTCTGTAGGCCCATGATCTTCTGGTTGTCCTGCTCGAACTGAGCGCGTCCCAGCACGTCGCCGCCAGATTGAGCAATTTCGGTGCTAAGGCCGCCCATCTCGCCTTGAAAGCGGCCGCTGTTGGGATTAATACCGGCACGCCCCATGCCCGTTTCCATTTGCCCCTGCGCCTGAGTCTGTGCGCGAGCCTGGCCCTGCATGGTGCGGCCACGGATGTACGACATATTGCTGGGCGAATCCATCTGGTCCACCGACGCCATGTACCGATCTTCCAGTGGTGCCAGATTCTCCTGCGAGAAGTTCCACTTTTCCGCCGCAACTTGAGCCAGTGCCCGCTGCTCTGGCGTGTCTTTTACTTCGTTACCACCGCCTCCGCCGCTCATGAAGCCACCTCAGTCTCGCCATTCAAGGCGCCTAGATAATCGGCCAGCACTTCGTCGTGAAAGTGGGCGCGGATCTGCGTGCTTACCTGCGTCATCCACGGCTCACCGCCTACCAGATAGGCGCACTGAACCACTACGCTGGTGAGTTGGTCGCGCAAGACAAAGGCCAGGGTTTTAAAATGCTCGAATTCGGAACGCTCAAGCAGCACGCTGTCGCGCCAGTCTTGCAGGGTGGCCGCAATCAGGGGGCGCAAGTAGAGTTCGTGCCGGCGATAGAAGGCGTTACCCGGCAATTCAACCATCGCTTTCCAGAATGCGGAAATGGTCGCGTCGTGCGTGACCGGCTTATCACCGTCAATCAGGTCATCGAGCGTTTGGGAAATCTGGAACAGGGTGTCGCAGAAAGAAATGGCATCAGCGCTGCCCTGCAGAACTTGGTGCAGGAAAGCCGCTTCATTGGGTCTTGGCATGTTATGGCCCCATGTGCAGATTATGAGCAATAGTCTACCACGCAATAATGTGTTTATAGACAGTCTGCGAAGGTAGAAGCGTTTTTAGTGAGCGGTTATTGCGAGGCCGGAAGGTGCAGCTTACTCGGGCGACTGCTTGAGGATGTCCAGAACCCAGTTGGCGTAAACGATGTCGGATTGGAAGCTCAGCCTGCAGTGATCTTTTTGCCAGAACACGATCCGGTTGATGACCGCGTATCCGGTGCGCCACCGCGGCTCATTGCGGTACACATAGCACCGCGCCGATACCGTCATATCGGGGCTGCCTTGCAAAACAGCACAGTTAATCCCTTGGGAGAGCCAAGCGGCAATCCCACCAATCCAGTCGCGCATAGGTGATTCCTACAGCCAGAAAGAAAGGTCAGCCAACTGTGCCGGAGTCGGCGGAGTGGCCATTTGTTGGAACATGGAAGCCTTAACGTGAAGCACTGCGCTGCGCAAAGCCGCTAGGTGTTTCAATTCGGTGTATCCGGTTTGAAGTTCGGCTTTTGTGAAGTTGTGATACGCCGGGCCGGGGCACTTCCACGTCAACGTGCCGTCGGCATTCAGTGTCGGCAGGTCATCAAACTGCTCAATGGCCCCTTTCATGCGCTGCTCAACCGAGAGGTTGTCTGCGTGAAACGTGCCGACCGTGGTGGTGACCGGGGATAGTTCGTGTGTATCGCGCCAGTGCTTGATCTGCTCGGCACTGGCAGGCCGATTGTTTTCGTTAAGTTGCAGGGATCGCTTCAATGACCACCTCCTGATCCAGATAGGGCACGGCGGTAAATCGAAAAGTGTAAAAACCCGCAAGGTCTACTGAGAAACGGATTTCGCCGTCGGTTACAATATCGGTCTGGCCGTCTGGCCACTCCACCTGGACGCCTGCGGGGATGCCGGAGATGATGGCTTCGTCGGTGCCGTTAGCAATTATTTCTAAATCGTTTACATTAATAGACATATTTGTTCTCTCTACGGCAACACCTTCAAGTATGTCGATATAGTGTGTTCCTATTTTCACTGTCGGGTCGATTTCTAAGGTCATCCAGCCTGTGTCGCTTTGGAAACTGTCAGCAACTATCAAACAATCCATGATATTAGAAATCCTACCTTCTAAACCAAAACACGCAAAAAGTGCCATTAGCGTTTTCCTCCAAGTACAGTCATAGATGATGAACCTACTTGACCACCGTTTGCAGCAACCTGCAAGTATATGGAGACATTTCCAGCAGGAATGGTACATTTAAAGAAAGCTGTCATCGTGGTGTACCTCGTGCCTCTTGCGGTAAGCGTACCGGTTCCGATAATAGTGTTGACAATTACTACACGATATTGGTAGCTAATATCCAGTTCGCGCGGTGGCGAGTTAGGTCCGTAGTACTGATCTTCCCTTCCGCGTCCTGTCAGAGTTACCTGCACTATTCCTGGGATACTGGCGTTGTGCCCGCTATTATAAGACATTGCGGCACCACCAGGGCCGTGTATAGATGATGTATAAAAACTACCCGCTTGAGCGCCTTGGGCAACGGTAACCGCATTCCCTTTAATCTGAAGCGTATCCACATACGCATCGCCAGTGAATATCTTGTTGCCGTCGATGAGGGTTTGGCCAGGACGGGTCCAGTTGTTTGTTACACCTTTTGCGCTGTTGCCATTTAATGCCCATGACCGAACATAAGATGCGGCTGAACCAGACACACGAGCAGTATCGTAAGCAGTATTGCTGCCCGTCACATCCGCGTTACTCGGCGGCTTAGTTCCAGCCACATCGTTGTAAAACAAAGAGCTTTTGTAAGCAAAACTGCCCAGCCCGCCAATGCTGACGCCACTGGCAATATAACCAGTGTTCATTTCGACGTGGCCTTTGATAGTAGCGTTTTGCGCCTCAAGCGTGCCGTCTTGTAACAGCCTCCAACCTGATACTCCCGCTTCGTAGTTGCCCGACTGCGCGGTGCCATCGAAGGTCGCAGCCACCGCCACTCGCAGATTATCCGCGTCGATATAATCCGCTTTCAGTCTGCCCTGAACGGTGGTGATCGGCGTACCGTCTGCCGCCTCAATGCTGCCAAATCCCACGGCGCCAATCTGGCCCTTGGTGATGTAGCCTTCTGGGATGTAAGCCGGAGCGTTAATCACAAAGCGGTTCATGCCTTCCACTTTTGCGTAACCGAATACCAGCTGAGAGTTTCGTACCGCGTCCATGCTGGAATAGTCAGTGGCTGGGTTGAACGGGGTAGCGCTTTGGTCGGGGTCAATGAATAACATCGAATTTGAGGCAATAACCAGACTGCTTTCGGTGCCGTTGTCGCCAAAAATAAGGCCGCTCATTCGGCCATTCACGTCCAGTTTGATGCTGTATCGGGCCTTAATACTGGTGACTTCGCCGCTCAAATCCGTGACCACCTGGGCCTCGGCCTTGGTTTGCACGGCGGCAGAGTTGTCGTCTACCTGCTGGCCAACGGTATTGATGTGGGACTGAATACCGGGAATGGTTTGGATGGGCGTGAGCAGTTCATCGGCCAGTTCGGACTCTGAAATCAATCCACTAATCTGTTCAATGATGTAATCAGGATCAAACAATGCTTGAGCCAGCGTACCGGCCGTCGCATTGGTTGGCCCCTCAATGTCGCTGGTTGAGGTGAACGTGATCCAGTAATAGTAAGGCGTGGGTGCTGCGTCATCGCGCCGGTAGTCGGTGTAGAAGCCGCCATCTTCACGCCCCACCAGAGCAGCGTTGGCAAAGTTGTCCGCTTCGGCGCGGTAGATATTGGTGTAGGCGTGATTGCTGTAGAGGGAGCGCGGACCATCCCACGTTAAATTAATGCTCCCATTAAACCCGCCAATGGCGTTGAAGTTCGTCGGTCGCGGTGGTGTGGATAGATTGGGCGGCGGCGTTGTAGGTTGCAGTGCGCCCGGGGTGTTCGCGCCCGCCCCATTGCGCAGCTGGCCAATACCGCTGTCCAGCAAGTCACGAAACGTCAGCTTTCTGTCCAGCGGATCGCCCCGGACGCCCTCGCCTACTTCGATAATTTCCGAAATAGCAGCCACTAGCGGGCGCAGTTCAGCCGCAATCTTGGGCGATACAGGCGGCAGGGAGCGACGACGATTAGCCATTAAGCAAGCTCTCCGGGGGACGTGGCTAGTTGGATAGACGCAATCTCAGTGGTGCCCTGCAGCTCCACTTCCCAGTCACGGGACAAGGTGTAACCGGCAGGCATTCGGAACATGCTAATAGAGGTAATCGATTGACTCATCACCGTGACGCCATCGGCGTAGACGTTCAGGGTAACCGGGTAGTCGTAAGCAATCAGCTTGCCGCAAGTGAATCCAGCGGCGCCTGGGGGGATTTCGTGAATGCGTGAGCGCCAGGTGTAAGTAAGCGGTGCGCCCTTATCCCATTGCGTCACATTAGAGCCTTGCACCAAGTACAAAACATCCTCGGCCACATCGTAATAGCCGGCGCTGGCCTCGGTGTCGTAGAACTCAATGCCAGAGCCGGGCGTGAAGGCGAACGAGCCGCCGTCGTAAAAACCCAAGTACATGCCGTCGTAGCGGTAAGCGTGAAGGGTGGCCGGATTCAATGCTTGCCATTGCTCGCGGGTTAGGATCTGCGAGGTGATGACTTGCGCCTCGGAGCCACCTGCAGCCACCAATCCGTCGTAGCCGGCGTAAACAGCGTAACCGCCCATATCCACCATGGACCGCTTGGATAGGCAGGGTTGATTCACGTCCATCTTCATCTGGCCCATAGACTCAGGACTGTAGCCGGTGACCAGCCAGGGCTGCCCTGTGGTCGTCACAATCAAGCCGTTACTAACCGCTGCAATGGCCACGATGGGATCACTGAACGCTAACTGGTAGCTCACAGGCCATGCGTGCGGCAGATATGGCACGCTGAATGCTAGGGTATTTTTAAAGAAGCCGACAAGAATGCCATTCGGGAGCGTGGTCAGCCCCTGCATTTCAGGGTTTGGTGCGTCCCATTCGGTGCTTTCCAGTGCGCGCCCCAGACTTTCGGATAAAACGGTGTCGGTGAACGTGCCGGTGGCGGCGGTGACTTCCACCACCAACTGATATTGCCCGCCGCTTTCGACTCTATACAGCCGCTTTTTGGTGATGTTCTGCGCGGCACTGGGAATGCTCGGCAATGCTATCTCAAGCTGTCCGTTGGCCGGGGCGCCTTCTACATCGTCCCATCGAACGCCTACACCAGACGGAACGCTCGGCGGGCCTTCTTCACCGAACTCGGTCACCAGCGTGACCAGGTAAAACACTTCCAGCGCGGTGCCGGGAACCTCTGTGCGGCCGGACGGCGTGGTAATGCTCGGGCCAGAATCGGGAGCCGGTACGCCCAACGTGAACCAGGCTGAAGGATAGGGACCGGTGCCGGTGGTGACCTGCGCAAGACTGCCCATCTTCGGCGCACCTTGGCCTGTCCAGTACACCCGGGCGTAATCGTCGCTGGCAATGGGTGAGCGCACCACGTCCACGTCGTATTCGTCGCCCCACGAAAGCCAGAATCCAGCGCCATTGTTGCCAGTTTCGTATCGGTACAAGTTGCCCGGGTTGATGGTTGCGGGCAGACTGTCAGCCAGTAGCGCATCGCGGTGGGGTCGCAGCGTTCCCTTCTTCAAATTCAGGTTGCGGGCAATCTGTGCGTTATTTTCAGGCAATAGCCTAGCGTCCAGAATGGGCACTTCACCCCGGAATGCTGCGTGTTGTATTTTCATAAAACCTACCCACCTTGAGGTGCACAGACTAAATGGACCGGAAGCCGGGACTTCTCGGAAAAAAATAATCTTTGCCCATAGCCCGCACTCAGATCATTGAATATTTGCCGCAACATCAAAAAGGTCATCTAACTGCTCGCCTGTCATACCTGTTAACTCCATCATTTGGTCAGCAAACGGGCTTGTACGCTCAAAGCTGGCTTCAGCCCAGGCCAGTTTGATAAGCGGATCTTCACTTGCCGCTATTGCGGACTCTATACCGCTCAATAATCCGGCATTGAGCAGCGCGGCTTTTGCTTGATAGCGAGTTACCTTCATTGATTCGCGGCGCTTTCGAAGCGACCACTCTTCGTGAGTTTCGACTACTGCGTCTTCGTGTTCCATGGCATCCATCAGGACATCTCCTAAAAGTGGCTCTTTTGAGCATGGCAGCAACAGCCGGGATGGCGTTGCCGTGCCGGGCGTGGTTCGTC